CGCTGTTGCAACTGCAGAGCAAATCAACAAGACTGAGTCTTACCGTGACCCAGACTCTTTCGCAGACATCGTTCGTGGCATGCACTTGTATGGCCGTAAGATCCTGCGCCCAGAGGCACTGGTTACAGCTAAGTACAACTTGGCATAATCTAAAGGAGGGGCTGGGCGACTGGCCCCTTTCACTCGACCATGATCTATATTTCTAAAGATAACAAAATAGCATACTATCATGCACCCAAGAATGGATCAAGAACACTGCTAGGTTACTTAGCATTGACTAAAGACCCTACACTATTTGACACACACCCTCAATACTTTCACCCAGTAGACGACGAAGTTTATAGTGAACTCAGAAGTAGGACTCAAATATCTGGTAGACACGACTATGACCCAAGGTTAGTCCCTGTAGTAGACAACCCAATACGTGTAGTTGTTAAAAGAGATCCTGTTAAAAGATTCATCAGTGGTTATACTAACAGAGTATTACACCATAACAAGATGAAAGAGCAGCCAGACTTTTCTGACTTTATTAAAAACTTTGAAAGGTATCATGCTACTTACGCTGATATACAAACACACTTTAAACCTCAGATACGATTCTTTGGCTTAGACAAGAGCATCTATACCCACATCTTTGATACATCTGAGATGCACTTAGTTAAAGAGTTATTCGAGGATACATACGGCAGAAAGTTCCCAGACCTGCACTTACAACAAGGTGGGACAAATAAGAAGCCAGAGATAACTAAAGAACAAGAAGCTTGGATACAAGACAAGTACAAGGCCGACTATGAAACAGGATGGTGTTAGAGTACTAAGGTGTCAGTCTAACCTTTATAAGACAAAGATTATTCCTTTAGACGATATACATTCTGTCAATGATAATCTTCAGGACAAAGCTTTTGATAACACCTTAAAGAAGTCCTTAGAGTTGAAGGGTATGTTAAACCCCATACTGGTGTGTACAGATAAAGACTTCAAGCAAACAGACATCAGACAGTTTGAACGCAGACCAGTACCAGAAGACATAGAAGAAAGGTACAGGTGTCTCATAGGTAACAACAGATATAAATACGCAAGAGAGCATGGGTATACCCACATTGAGTGTCACGTTGTTAGAACCTTTGATGAAGTTAAAGCTGCTCACAGAAAAACACAAATAGAACCTCGTAGGATGTAACATGGCTACATACGTACAACTAACTAATGAGTTGCTAAGGCGATTAAACGAAGTCCCACTGGATATAGCAGGTGATGGCTTTGACTCTGTGCGTAACGTACAAGCTGCTTCTAAGGATGCTATCAACAATAGCTTACGTCAAATATTCCAAGTAGGACAAGAGTGGCCTTTCTTAAAGAATACATATACCCAGCCTCTAACAGCTGGTACTAGGCTTTATAGTTTTCCATCAGGCTATTCTAGTGTAGACTGGGAAACGTTTTATATTAAGAAGCATTCCACAAAACAGAACCAACCTCAGTTGCTTAAAGCTATTCCTTATGAGGAATACTTACAGCATTATCGTAGTATGGACGACACAGGTGATGCGTCAGGTATCTCTGTCCCCACGGTAGTATACCAAACATTTGGCGATGAGTTTGGTGTTACACCTATCCCTGACTCGGATTACGAAATAGAGTATGTGTACTGGTCTTCCCCTAGTGATCTAGCATTGTATAGTGATTCCTGTGTTGTACCTGATCGGTTTAACCATGTAATCATTGACGGTGCTATGGCTTATATGATGACGTTCCGTAGCAATGAACAAAGTGCTGCAATACATCAAGAGAAGTTTGATCAAGGTATTCGCACTATGCGCCGTGTACTAGTTGATGATGAGATGCGTTTACGTTCTACTATGATAGAGAGATCCGCTAGATGGACAATCTAAGAACACACCTAACTGTCTGTGCTGGTGGTCTTATTACTAACGTAGATCCGCTGACACATGCCTCGCAGTTAAGCGGTAGTGCCTTACGTATGATTAACTATGAGCCATCCCTATCAGGTGGTTACAGACGCATTAGCGGCTTCCAGAATGACTACGGCACTGTACCTGGCACTGGCCCTGTGTTAGGCGTACATGTAAATGGTAACCTTGCAGATGGTATTTTTGCTTGCAGAAAAACTACTTCTGGGTATAACTACTTACATGAGTGGAATAACTCTACAGAATCATGGGATGCAGTTACTGTAACAGGCACACCTGACATGACTGATGTAGGGCGTGTACGTTTCCGTGACTATAACTGGTCAGGTGAGGTGCTGTTGCTTACAGACGGTATAAACCCTGCAGCTACATATGATGGTACAACATACACACAGATTACACACGCTAATGCACCAAGTCAACCTGCATACGCAGAAGAGTACTCGTCTCACATCTTTTTAGCTGGTGATAGCAGCGAGCCTTCTAACCTGTACTTTAGTGCACCTCTTAATGCTACAGACTTCAGTCCTGCAAATGGTGCTGGTGTTATTAATGTAGGGTTTAAGATCACAACTATCAAGAAGTTCCGTAATACTCTATTTATCTTTGGCTCAAATAATATTAAACGACTAGTTGGTACGAACATTGCTGACTTTGTTTTAGAGAGTGTTACTTCAAATATGGGTTGTGTTGCCCCCGATTCTGTTGTAGAATTTGGTGGTGATTTGTTGTTCTTAGGTCCAGACGGTATTCGTCCTATCTCAGCTACAGACCGTATTGGTGACGTTGAGTTAGCCTCAGTATCTAAAGAGATCCAAGATATTTTTGACAACTACTACTTATCAGAGACCGTGACTGATGTTAGTATTGTAGTTATTCGTAAGAAGTCACAGTTTAGGTTCTTCTTTAAGAATGATAGCTCACTGTCCTTGATTGGTGCTATTCGCAAGTCTCAAAATAAACAGAGTATCTTTGAGTATAGTCAGCTTATTGGTATCGAAGCTAACTGTGTTGCATCAGGATACATCGGGCAGTTTGAACATGTAATTCATGGGGATGGTTTAGGTAAAGTTCATAGACAAGAACGTGGACAATCTTTTGATGGAGATAGTATCTTTAGTTTGTACCAGACACCTTACTTCTACATGGAAGATCCAGAGATCCGTAAGATAGTCCATAAAGTAGACACTTACCTAAAGTCCGAAGGTACTACTGAAGTCTTTGTAGGTGTGTATTATGACTATGATGACGTATATTCCTTAAACCCAACAACCTACAGCTTTTCTACCGAAGGGGCTGCAGCTATATACGGGACAGCTATATACGACTCAGGTGATATTTACGATGGTAACCCTTCACCAAAAGCACTTACTAACGTATCTGGATCTGGTAAGTCAGTATCTGTAAGTTACGTTACTAATAATACAAATGCAAGTCATACTATTCAAGCTATATCTATGACCTATGCACTAGCCGACAGGAGATAAACCGTGGCAGGTTATGTAAGACAGTCTACAGCAGACATCATCCCTACCGCTACAGTACGTGCGGCCCCTATTAACGCAGAATACAATGCGCTCCGTGATGCCTTCGCAGCATCAGGTGGTCATAAGCATGACGGTACTGTCGGTGAGGGCGAATACGTACCACTCATTGCTGACCTAGATGCACTTAATAAAATAGTAGTAGATACTAACAATAACCGCTTTGGTGTGTTTGTTGAGGTAGGTGCTGCTGCAGTAGAACAAATACGTTTTCAAGACGGTGTTATTGTTCCTGTCACAACTAATGACATTGATCTTGGTACTTCTTTATTAAAGTTTAAAGACCTATACCTAGAAGGTACAGCTACTATCGGGAATATCTCCCTTGATGGTGGTACTATTGATGATACAGTAATCGGTGGTACAACTCCTGCTGCTGCTACATTTACTACGATGACAGCTACTACCGTTGACATTAATGGTGGTGCAATCGACGGAACTACTATTGGTGCAACTGTCGCTGCTGCTGCTGACTTCACCACAATGGACGCATCTGGTAATGCTACAGTAGGTGGTACATTTGGTGTAACTGGCAATACTACAATCGGTGGTACTTTAGGTGTTACTGGTGTAACTACACTAGGCACAGCTAACATCACATCTGTTGACTTAGACTCAGGTGCTATTGACAATACCACTATCGGTGCTGCTACACCTGCTGCTGGTACATTCACAACTCTTACAGCTAACACAAGTCTGACCGCAGCCACTGCAGATATCAACGGCGGTACGATTGATAATGCTACTATCGGTGCAAGCACACCGTCCTCGGCAGCATTCACAACTGCATCCACTTCTGGCCTAGCCACACTAGCATCTGTTGATATTAACGGCGGTGCTATTGATGGTACGACAATTGGTGCTTCCAGCCATACCACAGGTAAGTTCACAACGCTTCAATCTACGGGTCAGGCAACACTTGCTACTGTAGACATTAACGGCGGTGCTATCGACGGAACTACTATTGGTACAGCGGTACGTTCTTCTGGCGCATTTACCACCCTGTCTGCCAATGGCGGTATCACAGGTAACCTGACAGGAAATGTTACTGGTAACGTAACAGGTAACGTCACTGGTGCTATTACTGGCAACGTAACGGGCAACCTAACTGGTAACGTAACATCTTCAGGTACATCCACATTCAACAACGTCACTATCGACGGTACGTTGAACATGAACGCTGGTACGACTGCTACGATTACCAACCTTACTAGTCCAACGAACACTAACGATGCAGCCACCAAAGGTTACGTCGATACTTCGCTTGCAAACTTGGTAGCATCTGCACCCGCCACCCTAGACACGCTGAATGAACTAGCGGCTGCACTGAACGACGATCCTAACTTCTCTACCACGATCACCAACAGCATTGCGACTAAACTACCACTAGCTGGCGGCACCATGACAGGTGCAATCGCTATGGGTACGTCTAAGATTACTGGTATGGGTGATCCTACGGCTGCACAAGACGCTGCTACTAAGAACTATGTTGATAACCAAGATGCGCTGCAAGTCACTAAAACTGGTGATAGCATGTCTGGTGCCTTGGCTATGGGCAGCAACAACATCACTGGCTTGGCTACACCGACTGCCAATGATCATGCAGCTAACAAATCCTATGTTGATGGTATTCTTGGTTCAGCAACGGCTGCATCAGCTTCGGCGGCGGCTGCTGCTACGAGTGAAACAAACGCAGCTACCAGCGAAACGAATGCTGCAAACTCTGCGTCTTCTGCCGCATCTGACCTTTCGTCTGTGCAAAGCCTATATGATCAGTTTGATGATCGTTACTTGGGCAGCAAGTCTAGCGCACCGACTGTTGATAACGATGGTAATGTTCTGCTAACAGGTGCCTTGTACTTCAACAGCGTAGCAAACATCATGTATGTCTACGGTACATCTGGATGGGTTCCAGCGGGGTCATCTGTTAATGGTACTACTGATCGTGTGACATACACTGCAAGCGCAGGACAGACAGTCTTTGCTGCTACTTATGATGCGGGTTACGTCGATGTGTATATGAACGGTGTGAAGCTACTCGCAGGAACTGACTTCACGGCGACTAACGGTACAAGCATTACGCTTGCCTCTGGTGCGGCTGTTAATGACGTTATTGATATTGTGGCTTATGGCACGTTCACGCTTGCAGATCATTACACTAAGACGGAAGCAGATAACCGTTATGTGAATGTTTCTGGCGATACCATGACTGGCGATGTTCTCTATGGAGATAACGTCAAGGCTAAATTTGGTGCAGGGTCTGACCTA